GCTTATGAAAGACAAGATGGATGAGCTTGGAGCCACTCAACAAGAACAGCGCTTTGTTTTTGAAAGCCTAGCCAGTGACCTAGGCAACTTAATGCCACTGTTTGAAGATGGTGGTGAATTACTAGCTAAATACGGCGAAGAGCTTGAAGTGGCTGGTGTTATTAAATCCAAAGAAGCTATAGAACAATCTCAAGTTTTAGCTGCTCAGACTCAAGCCCTACACCTTCGGTATGACGGCTTAAAACAGCAATTAGCCACGCAAATGATGCCTGTATTAAACAACCTATTGGATCATTTCCTAGGTGGAAGCGAAAAAGGCAATCAGTTCGGTGGAGTTATCAAAGGGGTCGGTTATGCGGCTAAGGCCACAGGCACTATTATTGTCGGACTGGCAGCCGGTGTTAGTGCTTTAGTTAAAGCATTCTCAGCGGTTTATGATCAATTTTACAATTTAGGTCAAACAGGGCGCGCATTCTGGGAAGCAGATGGGGTTTTAGCAAAGATTGATGCTCTTAATTCCGGTATGTCTCGAGCCCAAACATTAGCTAGCACCTCTGTGTCAGAAATTCTAGGAACCTTTAGATCGGCTGTTAATAGCGTTCAGGGTATGTGGGGCGATACACTAACTGAAACAGATGGGTTGTCAGCAGCATTATTTGATTTGAATAAAGCTGGTATGCATGCAGGTGCCGGGCTTAGTGTTAGCACTAAACAAGCTGATGAGCAGGCCAAAGCTGCAGAAAAAGCGGCTAAAGCCACTCAAAATCAAACCAAAGAAATAAGTCGCATGGAACAAGTATACTCTGCTTTCATTAAAGCTGGTATGAGCGACAAACAAGCTCGGATAATGACTGCGGAAGTTGGGCGGGAGGGTTCGTTCTTAGACGCAAACCTTTTTGGATTCCACAGAGACCCTGAAAACGGTGCTGTTAATGCAGGGATGATATCTTGGCAGGGTTCGCGCGGTAAAGAATTAATTAAACGTTTGTCACAACAAGGCTTATTTAAAGGTAATCGAATTGTTAAATCGCAAGAATCTCTGGATGCAATGGCCGTATTTGTAGTTGATGAGATTATGAACAATCCTCGCTTCAAGCAGACTAGAGATCAGTTCTTAGCAAACCCAAATATTGATTATCAGAAAGGCGCGGCTATAACTGGTCGTAACTATATCGCATGGCGTTATGATGATCCTAAATATAAAAATGGCCATAAACACAGAGACAACTACTACAACCAATTAAATTCAAAGCTCGGGAATAAGGGTCTTGCAAATGATTTGGCATCACAAGCTAGAGAAATTGACCGTCAACAACAAGAGATACTGCGTAAGCGAGAATCTATTGCTTACAAATGGGCAGATGAGCGCAAGAAATTAGAAATTGATCTACAAAACGAATTGGCTTATATAGAGGAGGCCTACGGTAAAGACACCCCAAAAGCATTAGAGTATAAAGAAAAGGTTATTGCGGAATATGAAAAGAAAAAGAACGATCGTATTCAATCTATAGCAGATAAGTACTTGAGTGCATCACAATTAAAAGAGCGTCAAGAAATACGTCGTTACGAAAAAGCAGTGGAAGCAATAAAGCTTGAGTTCGTAAAAAACGACCCCTCTCGTCAGCTATATTTAGATCTAGAAGCCAAAAAACATCAAGACGAAATCAAGCAAATACAGTGGGCAAACGGTGCCAAACTTCGCGAACAAAATAAGTACGTTCAAAGTATTCGCGAATCAATGCAAAGCAATATGGATACTACCCTACAGTCATCCATTGACCGTACCATGAAGTCACAGCTGCGGCCAGAAGAATATGAGCAATGGCGACTTGGTGAAGATGAAGCTCAAGCTTATAACAGTGTTAGTAGTCAATATCGTAACCGGCAAGCCGAAATAAATAAAACTGGCGACCTGGGCGAATATATATTGCCAGAAGAAGAGCGCTTTAAGCTACTCGAGGAAGCCAAGCTTGAGCATGAGCAAAAGTTATTTGCAATAGAGGCAGAGTTTGGTCAGAAACGGGTTGAGCTTGATAAACAGCAAGCTGCGATGAGAACTCAGATTCAATCATCAGCATTTAGTGATATGACTAGTCTTGCTTCAACCTTCTTTGGCGAAAATTCGCGCATGCACCGGGCAGCATTTGCACTAGAACGAGCATTTGCTGTACAAAAAGCAGTGATGAATATTCAAGAGACCTACTCTAATACATTCAACGCTATTTCAGCTATCCCAATAGTGGGGCCATATATTGCTGCACCTATGGCTGCTGCAGCTTCAGCCATGCAAGTTGCTAGAGCCGCCAATTTAAAAGGCATGTCAGCACCTAGTGTGGCTGGTATCGCCCACGGTGGTCTGGATTATGTACCCGAAACAGCGACTTATCTATTAAAAGAAGGCGAAGGCGTAATTCAACCCAAGCAGAACAAGGCATTGACCAACTTCTTATCCAAACAAGATAAAAACAGCGGCAGCAATATAACAATCATTGAGAGTCCTCAGTCACGAGCCGAAGTCTCACAAGATAACGGACAAGTTACCGTTCAGATGGTCGATAGGATGATTAAAAATTCATTCAAAAACTTAAGAAACCATAACTCGTTTGAGTCTAAACAGATTCAACGGAACACAACAGCGAGGCCCCGTCGATGAATAGCTTTGCTTTGTGCCCGCTACAACGTGGCTATACGCCTAAACCAGCTAACAATATTTTAGAGCAAGAATTGGCCGGCGGCTTTGCACGTCAACGCATTGGTTTTGTTAATAGCGTACATGTCGTTGAGCCATCAGTATTACTCGACACTGCACAAAAGCAGGAATACTTCTGGGCATTTTGGAGAGGTCATCAGCGTAACCCCCGCCCTTTTCTTTGGCGTCTTATAGTTGACCATGTGCCGATGCAAACTTACATTTGTCAATTTATTGCCGGGTCACTGTCGGTTGGAGAACGTAGCGGCAAAGTCTACCAAGTTAGTTTTGGCTTAAGGCTTAAGCCAAACTATACTGGCCACGAGTTTGATCAGACGATTATTGACGCCTGGGAGCTTGGAGATCCATACGTTTGGGCTAACTTGCTAGAACGATTAGTTAATAAAGAGCTGCCCGAAGCACTGGGAGACAGATATGCCATCTTCAAGTAAAATTACTATCAATGACATTAAAGATATCCACCTCGACTGCTCACCAAGTATTGTCCCGCTTGAGACACTCGAGATTAGTCACAGCACATGGCCAGAGCCAGTACGTATCGTAACGAATTATGATGGTGGAGTTGACGCACAATTGGAGACAGGTGAGACGGTAAGGTTTGATTTTGCACCACTGCTGCTAGATTTTGGGACTACGTCAGATGACTTGGACCAGTCTATAAACGTCACGCTTGGCGACCTGGGTGAGATTGTACCCCCTCTTATTAAAAAGATACGTGAGTCAGAAAGTGACGAACTACCCGAAGTGATTTATCGCCGTTACGCTTTTGACGCCGCATCGATGACGTTTGCCAAACCCCAGCCTATCGATATCACGAAGGGCCTGTATGTTGAGCAAATGAACAGAGATTACCAAGCAACGACATTTGAAGCCAAGACACATGGTAAAAACAGTGTCACATGTGGTCGTACTTTGAATTTAAGAGATTATCCAGACCAGATGGGGCTCTTATGATTAGCATAGACCCACTATTAAAGAAGAAATTTGACCGAGATCATTATCATTGTGTGCATTTCACTGTTGATGCCGGTAAGCACCTGTTTAACTACGATTTTAGTCACTGTTTTATCGGTTTAACAGGCTCATTAAATGGACCACTAAACCTATCACGAACAAACTTTGAGCAAGCTGAACAGATAGAAAGGCCCAAACTTGGTTCTATCGTATTAATGCTCACTTTAGATAATAAACACCATGTCGGGATTTACTACGATAATCGTGTGTTGCATCTAAGCGAAACCGGCCCCCGTTTTGAGACATTACGCAGTATCAAGCGGCAGTATAAAAATTTAAGGTATTACCATGTTAAAGATTTTCAATAACGAGCTTGACGCAAGCGAGTTTGAAATGCGTGAGTACGATTGTCTGCTTACAGAGTGGATGCAAATACGTGAGCAATACCCACAAGCCCGTCTTTA